GTAGAACTAGAGGATGGTTCATCTGTCTTTACTGCTGCTACTTCCAATTCAGGTATTCGTGGTAAGTCAGTTAACTTACTGTATGTGGATGAGGTTGCAATTGTTCAGAATAATGTAGCAGAAGAATTCTTTACTTCAGTCTACCCAGTAGTTTCTGCTGGTGAAACAACAAAGATTATTTTAACATCTACACCACTTGGATATAATCACTTCTGGAAATTCTGGAATGATGCTGAGAGAGGTGTAAATGGTTTTGTTCCTATTAGAGTAAATTATTGGGAACATCCTAAGAGAGACAAAGCTTGGGCAGATGATCAAAGAAAGATTCTTGGAGAGATTAAGTACAACCAAGAGGTTCTTTGTGCATTCTTAGGTTCAAGTAATACGTTAATCAATGCTGATGCTATTGCTAGAATGTCTCCTATGGAGAATGAATACAGCAAAGACAATTTAGATATTCTTGAAAAGCCAGCTAAAGATCATACTTACTTTATGAGTATAGATACTTCGCGTGGTGTAGAAAGAGAGTATTCAGCATTCACTGTAGTGGATTGTACAACATATCCATTCAAAGTAGTTGCAAAGTATAAAGACAACAAAATTAGTCCATTATTATATCCTGACATTATAGTTAAAGTTGCAAAAGACTATAACAGTGCTTTTGTTTTAGTTGAGATTAATGATATTGGACAACAGGTAGCAGATTTAATTCACAATGAATTAGAGTATGACAATATGATTTGGGTCGGACACGATTCTAAGTATGGTCAATTCTTATCTAGTTCAGGAAGAAATGCTACATTAGGTGTGAGAACAACCAAACAAATTAAACGAATTGGCTGTTCTACCTTTAAATCATTAGTAGAAGAAGAGAAGTTATTAATTTTTGATAAAGATATTATATCTGAGATTTCTACGTTTGTTGAGAAAAGAGGGTCATTTGAACACGATGAAGGATACACTGATGACTTAGTAATGTCTTTGGTCTTGTTTTCATGGGCTTCAAACGATCCTTTATTCAAGGAGTTAATGAACTCAAGCAACCGTAAAGCACTATATAATCAGCAGATTTTAAAGATAGAAGAGGAGTTAACTCCTTTTGGAATTTTTAATGATTTAGAAGATCCTGAATACGAAGTAGCTGATGGCGATGTATGGCTTTCAGACAAATTTCAGAACGATTATCAAGAGTTTTTAAAAAGTATAAATATAAAGTAAATTTTTGTTATGGATAGACATAACATTATAAGGAGATTAACATGGCATTTCAGCTTTCACCAGGCGTATTGGTTACCGAAAAGGACCTAACACTCATAGTGCCTTCGGTTTCAACGACTGCAGGAGGATTTGCTGGAGCTTTCCGTTGGGGACCTGCAAACGAGGTTACAACGATTGATTCAGAAGCAGCACTAGTAAATACTTTCGGTACACCGAATGACAATACTTTTACGTCATTCTTTACAGCAGCAAATTTCTTATCTTATGGTAACAATCTACAAGTAATTCGTACTATACCTAGAAACTCAGCGGTTAATGCTGTAGCTAACACAATTGCTACAGGAACAGCTGTTTTGGTCGAAAACGGCGATGATTATTTGAGTAATCATTCTTCAGGTACTGGTACTGCTCAATTTATTGCTAAATGGCCAGGTGTTTTAGGTAACTCTTTACAGATTTCACTATGCGATGCAAACACTTTTGGTTCGTGGACTTATAGAACGAGTTTTGATGATGCACCAAACACATCATCTTATGCTTCGTTAGTTGGTGGTTCAAATGACGAGATGCATATAATCGTTATTGATGAAAAAGGATTGTTTACAGGTACTAGAGGATCTGTACTAGAAAGATTCTCGTTTGTATCCAAGGCATCTGATGCCAAGTTGCCTGATGGTACTAGCAACTTCTACAAAAATGTTCTAAACGAAAGATCTAAGTATGTTTGGTGGGGTCAGCACACAAGTAACATTGCAGGAGCCAGTAACTGGGGTAGTCAAGCAGCTGGTGTTACTTTTGCTAATACAACAAACACTGCAAACATTACGGCTTCGTTTGTTGGAGCAACTGATGCTGAAAATCCAACAGAGGGAAATATTCAATCTTCGTATGCAGTTTTTGCAAATGATGAATTGTATGATGTTTCTTTGTTACCACTAGGTGCTGTTAGTGCTACTACAGCTACATTTGTTATTAATAATGTTGCGGAAATTCGTAACGATTGTATCGTATTCGTTTCACCGCAATCTGCAAACGTAATTAATAATGTTGGTTCAGAAGCTACTGGCGTAGTAAACTTCAGAAACTCTTTGCCTTCTACATCGTATGCAGTTCTTGATTCTGGTTGGAAGTATCAGTATGACCGTTACAACGATGTATACAGATATGTACCCCTGAATGGCGATACAGCTGGTTGTGCAGTTAGAACAGACTTTGTTGCAGATCCATGGTTCTCACCTGCTGGTTTTAACAGAGGTCAAATTAAGAATGTAGTTAAGCTGGCTTATTCGCCTGGTAAAACAGATAGAGATACCTTGTACAAAAAAGGTGTTAACCCTGTTGTAACATTCCCAGGTAACGGTACAGTACTGTTTGGCGACAAGACTCTTTTATCTAAGCCTTCTGCATTCGATAGAATTAACGTTCGTAGATTGTTTATCGTTCTAGAAAAAGCAATTGCAACTGCTGCTAAATTCCAGTTGTTTGAATTTAACGATGCGTTCACACAAGCACAATTTAGAAATCTAGTTGAACCTTTCTTGAGAGATGTTCAAGGTCGTAGAGGTATCACAGATTTTAAAATAGTTTGTGACGAAACTAACAATACAGGCGAAGTCGTCGATAGAAATGAATTTGTAGCTGACATCTACATTAAACCTGCTCGTGCAATTAACTTCATTCAGTTGAATTTTGTTGCTACAAGAACAGGCATTTCGTTCGAAGAAGTAGGCGCTTAATAGGGAGATTATAAATGTCAACAGTATTTAACTTAGAACGATTTAAATCACAACTAACCAATGGTGGTCTTCGCCCTAACCAATTTGCAGTACAACTTTCTTTTCCGACTTATGTGTCAGGTGGAAGTCAAGCTGTAACAAAGTCGCCTTTCTTGGTTAATATAGCCGAAATGCCTGGATCGACTATTAATCCAGCAACAGTGTTGTATAGAGGTAGAGAAGTATTATTTTCTGGAGATAGAACTTTTTCTCCGTGGACATTTACTGCTCTTAACGATTCACAGATGACTATTAGAAATGCATTAGAGTCATGGATGATTGGTATGGAAGATCTGCAAACTAAACGTGGTAGATTATTCTCAGCCGAATATCAAAGAAATATTGATATTTTCCAATTAGACAGAAATGGTACTATATTAAAGTCTTATGTGTTGAGAGATGCATTTCCTATTGACCTTTCACCAGTTGGATTGGACTTTAGTTCTAACGATAACATTTCTACTTTCCAATGTACTTGGAGATACCAATCGTTTGCTACTTCTAATACTGCATCAGGTTTAATTGGCCAAGTAGTTGGACAAGTATTTAATCAAATAGTAAGTCGATAAGTGGAAAATATTCGTAATGGCTCTTAATTTATTTGGTTTTACCATTCAGAAGCAAGAGAAGCCGGAGCTAACAAATCAATCGTTTGTTACTCCGGTTCCTGAAGATGGTGTTACGACGATAACTGCCGGAGGATACTTCGGCACTTTCGTTGACATTGACGCTTCAGCTAAATCAGAAGTTGCACTAATTTCAAGATACAGAGAGATAGCAGCTTATCCAGATTGTGATAACGCAATCGAAGAAATCGTATCTGATGCTATTGCTGCTACTGATAATGAAGCTCCAGTAGCGATCAGTCTAGATAAGACTGGTCTGTCCGATAACCTTAAAAAAGTTATCATGGAAGAATTCGATACTATCACACAGCTTTTAGATTTCAATACAAGAGCTCATGATATTTTTAAGCGTTGGTATATTGATGGTAGACTTTTCTATCAAAAAGTTATTGATACTAAGAATCCAAAATCTGGTATTGTTGAGTTAAGATATATTGATCCTAAGAAGATCAGAAAAGTTCGTACGATAGACAAGAACAAACAAAAAGACGGTGTAGATCTAATTACTAAAACTGAAGACTTTTACATTTACAATGAAAAGGGTCTTGGTTATGTTGCTGGTGTAGTTCCTACCAGTAATTTAAATTCTGGTATTAAGATTTCCTCAGATACAATTACATTCTGTCCTTCAGGTGTAATTGATCTCGAAAGAAACATTGTGCTTGGTTATTTGCACAAAGCCATTAAGCCAGTCAATCAATTAAAAATGATGACTGACTCTTTAGTCATTTATAGACTAGCAAGAGCTCCTGAAAGAAGAATCTTTTACATCGATATTGGTAATCTGCCTAAGTTAAAAGCAGAACAATATATGAAAGATGTAATGGCAAGATATCGTAATAAGATAGTTTACGATTCGGCCACAGGTGAAATTAAAGACGATCGTAAATTCATGACTATGTTAGAAGACTTTTGGCTTCCACGTCGTGAAGGTGGTAGGGGTACAGAGATTACTACTCTTCCTGGTGGAGAGAATCTTGGTCAGATTGCTGACATCGAGTACTTCCAAAACAAAGTGTATCAGTCTTTAAATATTCCAATGTCTCGTTTCCAAGAACAAGCTGGATTTAATTTTGGTCGTCAAGCTGAGATCAACAGAGATGAATTAAAATTTGGAAAGTTTATTAATAGACTTACTAAGAAGTTTAGTTTCTTGTTTCAAGATCTTTTAAAGACTCAATTAATTCTTAAAGGTATTGCTACAGAAGCAGATTTTGAACAAATAAAAGATAAGATTGAGTATACGTTTGCTAAAGACCAATACTACGAAGAATTAAAGAATGCAGAGAATATTAGAAATAGGGTTGATGTACTAAATCAAATTCAACCTTATGTTGGTACTTACTATAGTATGCAGTATGTAAGAAAGAACATACTAAAAATGACTGACGAACAAATTCAAAATATTGAAAATGAGAATCAAGAAGAGCCACCTCCACCTGCTCCAGGAAGCCCTGAGGCTCAGCAGGCTGCGGAATTAGGTAATCAGCAACCGCAATAAATATATTATAAATAAATTAAATAGGAATTATTATGTCACAAGTTATTTTAAACAAATTAGTTGACGATATCTTAGATGGTAACAACTTGGATGCACAACAGACGTTTGAGGATGCTATTTCTATCAAAATTACTGACGCCTTAAATCAGAGAAAAGCTGATATAGCTCAATCGATTTATTCTTCTCAGCCAGAAGAATCAGAAGAACAGGAAACGGAAAACGAAGATGAATAATTTTAAAAAGACAGCTGCTGATGCAGCAAAGAAATACGGTAATCTAAAAACCAATAAAGTCGTTCGAACGAAGGTTGTGGCTAAGGAAGAAGTTGAGTTGTTAAGCGAGATGTCCGACATGCAAATGAAAAAGCGTGAAGATACTGTTAAGTCGATGAAAAAGAATTTTGGTGACTTTAGAAGTCGCTATGGCGATAAGGCCAAATCTGTTATGTATGCTACTGCTACTAAGCAAGCAATGAAAGAAGACGAAGATCAAGATACAGAAGATATGCATTACTGTGCTAAACATGTTTTTTCTGAGTTGTTTGGAGAAGGCTTTGTTCTAGAAGGTCAGCATGCTGATCCTGATGAAGATGGAAACATCGATTGGTACATGGTTGAGTTTGATGATGGTATCAGAAAGATCCCAACTCATAAGTTGGAAATCATGGTCGCTGAATACCACATGAACCATAAAAAGAAAAAGAAGATGATGGAAGAGGAAGAAGAGCTCGAAGAGATGAGTTCAAAGATGAAAATGAAGCTTGGTCTTTATGGCAAAAAGAAAAAGATGATGGAAGAAGAAGAGCTTGAGGAAGGTTTGCAAGACCGAAGTGATCAAGGCACTCACGTAGTTATAAAAACACATCACTTCCCTGACAAGTCTATGGCAATGACCGTAAAAAGTAAAAAAACTGGAGATGAATACGTTCACGTTGGAAAACCATCTCATTTAAGCAAAATGTTAAAAACAAGATATGGTCTTAATCATAATTTAATGTGGGAAAAAAGTCGAGTAAAAACTTATGCAAATGAAGCCAACGATGGCAACTTAGCTAACAACTATCCTCCATACGACAAAGTAACTAAAGGTGATGTTGTCGCTGGTCGTTTAGGCAAAGAGCACATGGGTGGTAAGAGCAAATTTGCTCGTGAGAGATCTAAGTATCAAGCTAAAGGTGCTTCGATGGGTCCTAGCGAAATGTTATCCAAACTTAAAGGGATGAAATAATGCCAGCTGGAATAGTTCTTAAAAATTCCAAGAGACAAGCTGTAGTTAAGTTTGTTGGTCCTGGAACCCATTATGCTAACCTAAGTTCTTTGCTTCATGCAAACGTAGGTGGCTATATAGAACAAAATCTTACTACTGCAAATGCCGTTGCAACAATTTCAGACATTATCACTAATGTAAACGGTTCTGGTAATATTGTTAGAACTGTAGATGGCAGTGCAGTAGTTGATACCACATATGCCTTTTCATCTGGTCAAGGCGACACATCATATTCACAAGAGCATGGTTTTGTATTAAACCCTAATGTAGCCCAGTTTTCTAATGCAAATATTAGAATTGATTTCGGAGCTACAACTGGTACAATTATTCTTGGTATTACCAAAGGTGAAGGCTTCAACGACTTGGATCTGCAGACCATGGAAAGTCACATAAGAGGTAACTTCACATGAAACTAATTACAGAAGTCTATCAAGACGTTAAGTATCTTGAAGAAAAACAAGAAGCAGGGGGATCTAACCTTTATATTGAGGGTATCTTCATGCAGGCTGATAAGCAAAATAAGAATGGTAGAATGTATCCAAAAGGTATCATGGAGAAGGAAGTTGCCAGATACCAAGATCTGATTAAAGAAAAAAGATCTTTAGGTGAACTTGGACATCCTCCAAATCCAACAATTAATCTAAATCAAGTCTCTCATCTTATCACTGAATTGAGAATGGATGGAAGCAATGTTATTGGTAAAGCTAAGATTCTTGGCACTCCAATGGGAAAAATTGCAGAGAGCTTTATTAGAGAAGGTGTAAGTTTAGGTGTATCTTCGAGAGGCGTCGGTTCTTTAAAAGAAAGAAACGGAATCAATGAGGTGCAAGACGATTTCCATCTTGCTACAGTAGACATCGTTGCAGATCCTTCTGCTCCAGATGCATTCGTTACTGGTATTATGGAAAACGCTGAATGGATTTATGAAAATAATGTATGGAAGATGATTGAGGTTGAACAAGCACAGAAACTCATTAGTAATGCCCCGAAGGGATCACTTGAAGAAACTAAATTGCAAGTATTCAATGCATATTTAAGATCTATCAAGTAACCAAATCTTATAAATAAAAAGTAAATCAAACCTTAGGAGATTAAGGATGTCAGTCGAACGTAAAATTAAAGAGTTGTTAAGTCGTGGAAGCGATGCACAACTAAACGAGGATGAGGCTCCTATGCAGGGATCCTCGCAAAAAGCTTCTTTTGATACTATCAGCATGATGGATAGTAAGCCTACCGTATCAAACAGCAAAGATAATTCTAAAGCTGGTACAGCTGCCACTAGTGGTGATGCTTCTATGTTAAAGCAAGGTAATTCGAAAGATGCAGACTACGAAGAGTTAGGTGCTGCTCAAAACGGTAAAAACGCTTCTGCTAAAGCTAGTAAAGAAACTACCATTAAGCCTGCTGTTAGTGGTGATCAAATGCCTACTATGCAAGGTGACTCGAAGAAAGCTGCATTCACAGAAGATTTAGAAAAGCAAATTAACTCTATCTTCGGTGATGATCTTTCAGAAGAATTCAAATCTAAAGCTAGTTCTATTTTCGAAGCAGCAGTTATTGCTCGCGTCAATTCGGAAATGGAAACAGTTGTTGAAAAGCTTGAAGAGCAAAATGCTGAACAGCTATTCGAATACAAAGAAGCTTTGGTAGAAAAGATTGATGGTTATTTAAATTACGTTGTTGAGCAATGGATGGATGAAAACCAGCTCGCAATCGATAATGGTTTAAGAGCTGAAATAACTGAAGGTTTCATTCATGGTCTGAAGAACCTGTTCGTTGAAAGCTATATTGACGTACCAGAAGACAAGTATGACGTAGTGGAAGATCTCGCCGAGAAGGTTGAGGAATTGACTGCTAGGTTGAACGACACTATTGATGAAAATGTAGCTCTTTCACATGAATACATTGAACTCAAAAAGCAAGTTGTTTTTGAAGAAGTAACCAAGAATTTAGCCTCTACCGAAACAGAGAAGTTAAAGAAATTGGTAGAAGGTGTTGATTTCGATTCTGAGGAACTCTTTAAAGAGAAGATTAATGTAATCAAGGAGAATTATTTCCCTAAGGTTACAGGAAGATCACCAGAGAAGACCCTCGTAGAAGAAACCGGTACTACTCCTGTGTTTGATAGTGGCGACAGAATGTCAAATTATGTCCAAGCTATCTCGAGATCAGTGAAGTCCCGATAACAATAAGTAAAAATTTAATCCTAAGGAGAAGGTAATGTACCTATCAGAACACGCACAGGAAAAATGGGGTGCTGTAATTAACCACCCTGAACTTCCTGAAATTAAAGACTCCTACAAGAGAGCTGTTACAGCTGTTTTGTTGGAAAACCAAGAAAAAGCATTAGCCGAAGAGCGTTCAATTATGAACGAAGCAGCTCCTGGTAACAGCATCGGTGACGGCACTGTTGGTGTTTCAAAATACGATCCTATCTTGATCGGTCTAGTACGTCGTGCTATGCCTAACTTGATGGCTTATGATGTCTGCGGCGTTCAGCCAATGACAGGTCCTACTGGCCTCATTTTTGCAATGAGATCTTTGTACGGTACTACAAGAACACCATTGAGCTCGGCAACTGAAGCTTTGTTCAACGAAGCAGATACAGATTTCTCTGCAGCTTCGTACAATGGTGGCACACAAAATGCACCAACTCCAGCACATGCAGGTACTGATCCAACTGGTACTTACACATCTGGTAACGCTATGTCGACATCTTTTGCTGAAGCATTGGGTGACGCATCGACAAATGCATTTGGTCAAATGTCTTTCAACATTGACAAGACCACTGTAACAGCTAAGACACGTGCTCTGAAAGCAGAATACACGATTGAATTGGCACAAGACTTGAAAGCAGTTCATGGTCTTGACGCTGAGTCAGAGTTGTCGAACATTCTTTCGCAAGAAATTATGTTTGAAATCAACCGTGAACTAGTAAGACTAGTTTATGATGTTGCTAAACTCGGTGCTCAACAAGCAGACATCGCATCAAAGACAACAGCAGTTCTAGGTTCAACAACTGGTGGTGTTTACGATCTAGAGAAGGACTCAGACGGTCGTTGGAGTGCTGAGAAGTTCCGTGGTCTTCTCTTCCAAATCGAAAGAGAAGCAAACCAAATCGGTGCAGAAACTCGTAGAGGTCGCGGTAACATGGCAATCGTAAGCCCAGATGTTGCTTCAGCCCTCGCAATGAGTGGTATCCTAGACTTCTCACCAGCATTCAACAGCGCAATGAATACCGATGTAAACGGTAACACACTCGCTGGTACAATCTCTGGTGGCAAGATCAAGGTTTACATCGATCCATACTCAGTCCCAACTCACATTGATCAATTTACACCAGTAAACTATGTTTGCGTAGGTTATAAGGGTGCAAGCCCATACGACGCAGGTATCTTCTACTGCCCATATGTACCTCTACAAATGGTAAGAGCAGTCGATACAAGCACCTTCCAACCAAAGATTGGTTTCAAGACCCGCTACGGTATCGTAAGTAATCCATATGTTCTTGGTACAGATAATAGCCCAGACGCAATGAGACTACAACGCAGAAGAAACCAATACTACCGCATTTTCCGCGTAGACAGTCTACATGGTAATGATGCA